CTTTAACTCTGACGCCCCTCTGTTTAAATCCTGCGGGTAGGTTTGATAATGTTCCTGCGTCCAGCAATTGACGGAGAGCAGACGTTGCCGTTCTGCTCAAGCCGCCAATCATATGAATGAGTCCAAAACCATAAAATCCGAGTCCTGGCAGAAATTTGAAGTGGACAAAATATTGAACTTTATTTCTTAATGGATCATTGGGCGCATAGTTCCTTCTAATTGAAAGAACCTTTTGACTGCCTTCTTCGACTGTAACGATGTAAGGCAGTTTGATTCCAGTTGGTTGCCCGTCTGGACCAATATCTTCGAAGCCTTCTAAATCCAGATTCACATGACACTCTAGAAGAGTATACATGGTTTCTGTTCTTGTTGATTTAGACGTTCCTTCTAATTCTCTTTGCTTGGTTACTACTGTATCTGCATCCGTTGCAGCAACGGGTTTTGTTAATTCAATATCTGAATAAAATCCTCCGACCTGTTGCTTTCTTAAAGCGTTTTCAGACATCTTTAAAACATGGACCACCGATTCCGCATCGTCTAATGAGGTAGCCGTATACGGAACTACGAGGTCATCTGCAGGAACGAATTTTGATACTGCTCGTCCTAATAAATCATCATAATATACTTTTTTAAAAGTAGAACCACTTAATGGTAGATGAAATAACATTTGATCAAATTCAGGTTCGTATTCCTTCATCTGATCCATGAGTTGATAATTCATGAAATCTTTTACTCTTTGCGACTGAGCTTCTTTGGCAGGATTGGATATTCCTAAAACTTGTGTTCTAACGGGTCCGTCTGCTGGTAGCAATTCTTTATAAGCGAGCGCTTGAAACTGTGTAACCGCTTCAGCCAGAACAGGATGAGTAGCGCCGCTAGCCCCTTGAAAGGGCTCTGATCTATTATCGTATTTAAATCCTAAAAGATCCAGACCGTTAACATAAGACCGCTCCCAGTCCTTTCTTGACATTTTATAGTCGGTGTAGTCCGCTCTTAATTGAATTCCAACTGGATCTAAAACTGATTCTGGAAGTATGTCGGCTAGATTGTCAAAGTGCGTGTTTGACTGCGCCTGATTCACGGCACTTGGATCAAAATTAACTGTAGCGCCGCCCTCTTCATCGGGCGTTACTTCTACGGGTTGCTGTGGTAATTGTCCCGTAATGTCAACATCGGTTGGCGCTTCCGCAGGCGGAATTTTAATTTCGTGTCGAACATTCGGGAGTGATTTATCTATGTCTGCCATTATTTTTCACTCTTCTTTTTTTTCCAATATTTAGTTCTCGCGGTACTCATCTTGTTTAATACCCATGTCTTTTTTTCTTCGTGAGACATTCCTTTTGTTTCTATTTTTTTCTTTTTTTGACCCAAAAGTTGAGCGGATTGTTTCTTAGGATCAAGTTGATATTTAGTTCCTTTTTCAGGACCCTTTTTTCTTGTAAATAAAACACCTTGCTTTTCTCCGCCTTTATGCTTTGAATAAAATCTAGGCTTATAAGAAAAGCCCTTCCTCGCTAATTTAGGTATTCCTTTTATAAGTATTACTGCCATTTATACTCCTAGTAGTCCATATCATCAATATACAGCGAACGCAACCCTTGAGACATGGGCCCCGAATCAGGGGCCACGGTTCTTGTTAGGCCGCCATTCGTATAACCTGCTCTACCGCCGTCTGCTTGAGATTGATATACCCTATTAAGTAATTGCCTATAACCTAACTCTTCATTGTATTTCATATCACCAATTCCAGGTTGTGTATATCTTTGTTCCATTCCATAACCATGCCCATAAGGTGTCCAACCATAACCGTGTTCATCTCCAAATTGTTTTAACATTTTATCTAACTCAGTTTTAGTTTCACTCCATACTTCTTTTTCAGATTCTAAAATTTCTGGATCTATTATCCATTCCTTTTTAAACTCACCAGGAGTTCCTTTTATTCCGGCACTTTCAACTCTTTCTTTTCCATATTGTTGATACATAAGATCTTCTTCTGCTTGCTTTTGCTTTATATCAGCAGCTCTTTCCACGCCAGCTCTTTTTAGACCACTAGGTGTAAATATGTCTTCCTCAGTAATTCCTTTTCTTTCAATTTCTAAAGCAGCAACTCTAGTATCATATGCTTCTCTATCGTTTTCTATTTGAGCTTTAATTTTTGTAACTCCTTCATCCCCACCTAAAGATTCTAAATAATTAGTGTATTTTTCTTTAGCTGCTTCAACCCGAGCTGCTCCAGCTTCAGGAGTTTGATACATATGAGGACCACGTCCCGCTACATGAGCAGTATGTATTAATTTTTCTAGTTTATTTAACTTATCTATTTTATTATTATTATCCATGAATCTTTTAATTGGAGTTCTAACTCTTTCATGGTACGGATCCATCATTAAAGCTTTTCCTTCTTCATCTTGAACTTGATATAAAGCTTCTTCGTATTGCTGATCCGCAGGTTTAAGTAAACCCATTGAAATAGCAGGTTTTGCCCATAAAGATTTTGCCACTGCTTCTTTCCAAGGAATTCCAGTTCCCAATATATCATGAGCTACAAATGCTGCCTCAAAAAGTGGTTCACCCCAAAGAGTCATTGGACCAAAAGCAAGTCTACCTAACTTTGCTAATTTAGTTCCTGACGCAGCAACTCTTTTAGCAAGTTCTCTAGCTGCTGCATTATCTGCAAAAGGAGTTGTTTCAGCAAGCCCTCTTAAATATCTGTCATGCTGCTTTAATTGAGCCGCTGCATTTTTCATATTGGTTATTTTTTCACTATCGGGACAACCTCCAAAACCGATTCTTCCGCCTTCTTGAACTCTTTGTGCACCTTTACTGCACCAGCCGGATAAGATTGTACTAATCTTCTCAGCGCCTATTCTTTTTGCACTGATAGTTTTATCTTTTGTAAGAAGATTAATATCTTTAGCTCCCAGATTTTTGATCAAAGCTTTTCTATATTCACCTCCTCTGATTTGCATGTCTAAAGGATCTAAAGTACCTGCATGATGTAGTTTAGAAATATCTGGAGTTTTATTTATTACATTTACTTTTCCAGGTTTAGATTCAAAATCAAATGTAATATTTCTAGCCATTCCACCATCTCCAATGTCTGTAAAATGATTTATAAACTTACGCCTTAAATCTATTTGACTCTTAATTCTAGATTTCTGTAAATCACTTGTTCCTTTAGCTTCATATTTTTTTATCAAATCTCTAATAGGGAATTCAAAATTATTTGCTTTCCAAGCATTTAAATCTCCTTTCACTAAACTATCTATTTGAAATTGACCTTGCCATCCCCCATAGTTTCTAAACCATGGATGTTCAGCTTGACCCCCCATTTCAGTGAAAATTCCTTTTTTTCCAAAAAACAATTCCGCACCTTTTTTTAATTTTTGAGCAACTTTTAAATTACCTCTTCCTTCGTACATATCTGCAGCTATTAAAAATTTAGTGTAATTTCCACCTTTGGTATCTCTTACAATTTGTTTTAACCACTTGGAACGCTCTCCTTCTCCCACTCCTTTAAGTGTATTGCCTTTATTATTGCCCACCATTTTATGGGGATAAAGATCAAGAGCCCTATTATTGAAACTTGTATCCATAAAAAATTCAGAATTTTTAAAATTTTTATTAAAAGCTTTTTCCACTTTTTCCACAGACCAATTAGGATGTTTAGTATTCATTTGATCTAGCCATTTTAACTCTTCTTGTGTGGCTATCATTTTTTTACTTACATTAATCGGTTTCCAGTTTTTCAGATTCTTTTTTAAGGCTTTATCAAATTTCTTTCTGTCGTATCCTTCAACTTCAAATTTTCCATCTCTCCATTCCGTGAAAGTATTATTAATCCACTTGTACTCATTTTCAGGAGTCTTTATTTTAAATTCTACTAGTCTAGAGTCATACTTTCCTCTACCTGTAAATTCATCAAATTCTCCATAATCTTTCATATAAGAGTCTACAATTACATTTCTTCTATATACATCCTTAGTTAACCAGTTATTTTTTTCTGCAATCTCGTCTATTAATTTAGTAATTTTATATTGGTCTTTTAAACCGATTTTCATAAGCTGATCTATAAGACCGCCTGGTTTTACTTTATCTCTCATTACTCCTTTTTCAATTTTAAAAACCTTATAGCCATTTTTATTTTTAATATTCTTTTTTAATATCTTCTCGGCTTTTTCAACTAATGCAGAATCTTCAATAGAAGCTACCTTTTTTATACTTCTAAATCCCTGCCCTGTGGTTTTACCACCCTTAATTCTCAACTGTTCTGCGTTTGTAAGTTTATGAAATGGTTTTTTATAATAATTTTTTGCAATTTCTAAATGTTGAGCCGTAGGTTTTTGTTTCACAAAACCTTTTTCATAGAATCCTTGTCGAGGTTCCACGAGCTGTCCGCCTTGAAGCCCGATCCGTCCACCTTCAGCCATGTTCTCTGCTGCCCATAGCTTAAAGAACTTAGAATAAGATAGTTTCGGGGATTGTCTGCTACCTTTATACGCTTTCCATGCCCTTCCAGCCTCTTTCATTCTTTTACTTAAATCGCTTAATGGATAGTCTGCGCTTAAACCACCAGAAAGCCCGATCCGTGGTTCCTGGGCCGTGATTCGCGGACTTTCGTTTTCACGTTTTATTTTTTCTATGTAATTGAGTATGCTCATTCGCCCAACATTCCTGCAAGTCCGCCTGATGCATTTTTCTTTCTTT